GGAGTAGACAACTTTAATAATTACTATGACCCACAACTAAAGAAAGATAGGTGTGAAGAGTTTGGTTTAGAAATAAGAGATTGTGATTTAAATGACTTTGAGAGATTGGATATGTTGTTTCAATCATACGAACCTGATATCGTAGTGCATCTAGCCGCACGTGCGGGTGTACGTAATAGTATGGGTAATGAACATTTGTATCATAGAGATAATATCGAAGGTACACAAAATCTAATTAACGTATGTAAACTACATCAAGTAGAGAAAGTAATATATGCGTCCACAAGTTCTGTATATAGTGGAACAAAGACTTTACCTTGGACAGAAGATAATGTTCAACCACATCAAAGAAATCCTTACGCATATACAAAGTATGTAAACGAATGTCAATTTAAAATGTCGGGATTACATAATATCGGTCTAAGATTTTTTACAGTATATGGGCCATGGGGTAGACCTGATATGGCACTCTTTGATTTTAGTACAAGTATTGTAAAAGATAATCCAATCAAAGCATATAACTATGGATTAATGAAAAGAGATTTTACTTACATCGATGATATTGTTGAAGGAATAAAACTTGTTATCTTTAATCAAGACATAGAGTCTGGAGAGATATTTAATATAGGTAATGGTAAACAAGTTGAACTTATGAAGTTTATAGATAGAATTGGAAAAGAATTAAACAGAGAACCAAAAGTAAATTTAGTACCACCACACCCCGCAGATGTTCTTGAGACTTGGAGTAATACAAACAAACTACAGAAGCTAGGATATCAACCTATGGTCGATATAGAAGAAGGCGTTGCACATTTTATGGAATGGTATAAAGATTATATGGAAGTAAACTAATGGAAAACAAAAAAATAAGAATGGGTATTGTCGGACATGGTTTTGTCGGTAAGGCAATTGACTATGCGTTTACTCATGAACTAGTTGATAAGTTTTTAGTAGACCCATTGTATGATACTACTATAGATGATTTAGTAGACTATAAACCAATTATGACTTTTGTTACCGCACCCACACCAATGCATGATAATGGTATGGTCGATGCATCAATAGTTGAAGACGCAGTTTTAAAACTTATACGACACACTCAAAGTATTGTTGTTATCAAATCAACAATTACACCAGATGTAATTAATCGTTTGTACAATTCTATACATGATGAAGATAAACAAAGACTTACTTACAACCCAGAGTTTTTAACAGAAAACTCCGCAAAGGAACAATTTATTTATTCTCCACATCATATCATAGGTGGTTCAACACCGCAGTCTTGTGCAAAGGTAATAGAGTTTTATAATAATTTTAGTTTGTGCGTTGGTAAAAACTTTATACAAATGACACCACAAGAAGCATCTTTTGTTAAGTATGCAATCAATAGTTATCTTGGAATGAAAGTGACATTCTTTAACCAACTACATGATGCGGCTCTTGACTTTAGTTGTAGTCCACAAAGAATTATTGATGCTGTATCTGCAGATAAAAGAATAGGATATTCCCATACCCGTGTGCCTGGGTTTGACGGGAAAAAAGGTTTTGGTGGTGCGTGTCTACCAAAAGATATGAATGCATTTGTTAAATTTAATGAGGACTTGACATTAATTGCGGAGTCTGTTAAAATAAACAATAAAATGCGAGAAGAGTACGAACTCGATGAACGTGAGAAAAATAATAATATAAAGTTTGAGGATAAATAATATGCCGTCTATTATGGATAAACTAAAAAAGAACTCTACCATTGCACATACAGAAGTTCTTTCTGAGTCTCAGTTTTTTGGTGAAACAGATGTAGTACCTACAGATGTACCAATGATGAATGTCGCACTAAGTGGTAATACCGAAGGTGGTATCACGCCTGGACTTACTGTCCTTGCAGGCCCTAGTAAACATTTTAAAACATCGTTTGCATTAAAGATTGCAAGTTCTTATTTAGAAAACAAGAAAGACTCAGTCTTACTTTTTTATGACTCAGAGTTTGGTTCACCACAATCTTACTTTGAACAATTTAATATTCCTATGGATAGAGTATTGCATACACCTATCACAAATGTAGAAGAACTTAAGTTTGATTTGATTAAACAATTTGAAGAACTAGATAGAGATGACAACGTCATCGTGGTGATTGACTCTATTGGTAATCTTGCATCTAAGAAAGAACTCGAAGATGCGTTAAACGAAAAATCAGTTGCAGATATGTCTCGTGCAAAAGCACTGAAAGGATTATTCAGAATGTCTACACCTTATCTTAAGATGAAGAACATTCCATTGATTGCAGTAAACCATACTTACAAAGAGATTGGTTTATTTCCGAAAGATGTAGTTGGTGGTGGTACGGGTATTTATTATTCTGCAGATAACATTTGGATTGTTGGTAGACAACAAGACAAGTCTGGTACAGAAATAAAAGGGTATCACTTTATTATTAATATAGATAAGAGTAGATATGTTAAAGAAAAGTCGAAAATTCCTATCTCGGTGTCGTGGGAAGGTGGTATACAATCTTACTCAGGTTTGTTGGACGTTGCTGTTAACGGTGGTTATATCATTAAGCCTAGTAATGGCTGGTATATGGTTGTTGATAAAGGGACTGGTGAAGCTATCGGAAACAAGGTTCGTGAGAAAGACACTCTCAATGCTGAGTTCTGGACTCCAATATTTGAAACAACAGATTTTAAAGATTACATAAAACAAACATACTCTATATGAACAATATCTTAGATAAACTCAGTGAAGGAGTTCACTATGAGATTATCCCACAATCAGATGATACAAGGGGTTGGGACGTAAGACTACTAGAAGAATATCCCGAAACGGTAATTCGATATGGTAAGGTTGCGTTTGACGGAAAAAAAGACGCACTTACATTTAATTATGATATAGTTAGCAGTCCTGACCCCGACTTATCCATAGAAACAGATTTGACATTTCAAGAGTACTGTGGTAGAATACTCTCCAATATAATTGAACAATCAATCTCGGAAGGTACTTTACTTGCACAAGATAAAGATACGGGAGAGGTTGGTGCAACTCAAGAAACTTTAGAATGGTTAGAAGATGAATATAAACCTAGAACAGACGATACTTAGAAACTTACTCACTAATGAAGAGTATACAAGAAGAGTTTTACCTTTTCTTGTTCCCGATTATTTTGACGGTGTGTATAAAGATTTATTTAAAGAAGTCGCAAAATTTGTATCCAAGTATAATAAGATACCAACCCTTGAGTCATTCAAGATTGAGATAGATGAAAGTGGTAAACTTAGTGAAGAGAACTATCGACAAGGTATGGAACTCTTACCAAATATCTTTACAGCCGAGTCCGAGAACTTAGATTGGTTGATTGAAAGAACTGAGAAGTGGTGTCAAGACCGTTCAGTATATAATGCAGTCATGGAGTCTATCTCTATCATTGACGGTAAACATGCAACTCTAAAAAAGAATGCGATACCTGACGTATTGTCAAAGGCTCTTGGAGTTTCTTTTGATACTAATATCGGACACGATTATCTTGAACAAGTAGATGAACGATATGATTTCTATCATGAACAAGAAGAACGTATACCTTTTGATTTAGATAACTTCAATAAGATAACCAAAGGTGGATTACCTAACAAGACTTTGAACATCGCACTTGCGGGAACGGGTGTGGGTAAATCTCTATTCATGTGTCATTGTGCATCTAATATATTATCACAAGGACGTAATGTATTGTATATCACTATGGAGATGGCAGAAGAAAGAATTGCAGAAAGGATTGATGCAAACTTATTGAATATTCCGATTGACCAAATAGAAAACTTATCTAAAGATATGTTCAAGGATAAAGTATCGCAGATAAATGCAAAGACAGAAGGTAAATTAATTATCAAAGAATATCCTACGGGTCAAGCAAACACTTCTCACTTCCGTGCATTGTTAAATGAATTGAAACTTAAAAAGAATTTTGTCCCTGAAATAATCTTTATTGATTATCTAAATATCTGTGCATCAAGTAGAATGAAAATGATTGGTGGTGCAGTAAACTCTTATTCTTATATCAAGAGTATTGCAGAAGAGATGCGTGGACTTGCAGTAGAATTTAATGTACCGATTATGAGTGCAACACAAACAAACCGTCAAGGGTTCTCAAGTGACGACCCAGGCTTGGAAGATACTTCTGAGTCATTTGGTTTACCCGCAACTGCGGACTTGATGTTTGCATTGATATCAAATGATGAACTGAACTCTATGGGTAAGATACTTGTCAAACAGTTAAAAAACAGATATAACGACCCGACTAAATACAATAGATTTACTTTGAAAGTAGACCGAAGTAAAATGAAACTAGAAGATGATGACAATCAGAATATGGTCACAACTAAAGATGATGTACCCGTGTTTGATAAATCAGAAGCTGGGGATAGAGTAAACGCAGAAAAATTTAAAGAATTTAAGTGGAGTTAATATGATTAAAACAGTAATATCAACGTATGGAGAATACATTGGAGATGTTGATGAAGGTGCAGATGTAGTTGTAATAAAAAAACCTAAAATGGTTATTCAATCGGAACAAGGTTTTGGTTTTGCAAAAGGTGTCTGTGTGACTTCGGTAGAGTCTCCCGAACAAATATCATTACAAAAATCAAATGTGATATTAGTAGTCGATACTCATGAAGATGTCAAAAAAGCATACGAAGAGT